TGAATATTATAATATGTGCCTCCAATAGATCGTTCTCTACTTTCAAAAGGTAATATATTTTCAAATATATATCTCAAAGAAGCTTCATCATTAAAAATAGTTGAAAGATTATATTCATAATCAAATCCTAGTCGTTCATTATAAGAAGTTACCATTCTATTAATACTATTGAAATCAAGTGGTATAGATTTCATATCTGCATCAATATTAGAAGCAAACTCTATAGGACCATAATTAAAACACGTATATCTAACTTTTTCTGATTCAACTTCATGTTTGAAAAGAAGAAGATAACCGAATTCTGATGGATATATACATATATGCTTAACATTTTGTTTATCCAAAGAATCAATATTTCGACAAATAATAGATATACTCACTTGTTGTCTTATTAATGGAATAATATCATAAGGTAATAAGACGTTTAATTCTTGATTACGTTTTAAATATGCGATTGTTTTTTCTATATCTTCTATAGTAATTATTTGTTCCTTTTTATCTTTATAATCTTCTAAATTCTTCAATAATTTTATATATCTTTCATTATTTTGTTCTATCGCTATTGTTTCTAGTAGTTTAAAATTCGATTGAATTATTGCGGTTTGTTCATCGATTGATTTTGTTTTAAAATCAACTGGTGAATCAAACCGATTAAGATATGAATCTACAATACATGGAATAAGTTGTAATATTGGAGAAGTTTCATTACCTCCCCCTCCTATCTTAGTTTTCTTAATTACTCCATGTTCTTCATCTTCTTCATCTTCTTCTCTCCCTCTAACTATACCACGATTCACAGCAGCAAATACTCTATTTGCTACAATTTGAATTGGGAAATCATCATCATCATTTATATTTATTCTAAAACCTGGTCTTCTAACAACTGGTCTTCTAACAACTGGTCTTCTAACAACTGGTCTTCTAACAACTGGTCTTCTAACAACTGGTCTATTTTGAGGTTCTCCTAGAAATCGTTGTTGATCTTGTAATCGTTGTTGTTCTTGTAATCGGTGTTGTTCTTGTAATCGTTGTATTTGTAATCGTTGTCTTTGTAATCGTTGTTGATCTTGTAATCGTTGTTGATCTTGTAATCGGTGTTGTTCTTGTAATCGTTGTCGTTCTTGTGCAAAAGCAGCGAATAATAATTCTTGTCCATGCATATCTCCTCGAGGGGGAGGGTTTCTTCTATCTCTTTCTTGTCGTTGTCTTTCACGTCGTTGTCTTTCTAGTTGATGTCTTTCTTCTAGTTGTAGTTGAAAAGCAGCTAACAATGCTTCTTGTTCACCAATATCTTCTCCAATTAATAAATCATCTTGTTGTATACGTTCTTGTTGTATACGTTCTTGTTGTATACGTTCTTGTTGTATACGTTCTTGTTGTATACGTTCTTGTTGTATAAGTACTTGTTGCTGAAAACCATCTAACAATGCTTGTTGTTCGGCTGGATCTACTCCTTCAAAATTATCTTGTTGACGTTCTACTTCTTCAAGTTCTAGTTGTTCTTGTTGACGTTCTGCTTCTTCAAGTTCTAGTTGTTCTCGTTGTCGTTCTTCTTCTTCTTCGCGGTCTTGTTCAATTCGTCTTTCTTGTTCTTGTTGTCGTAGTTGTTGAAATAATAATTCTTGTAATTCTCGTTCTTCTTCATCAATAATATCAATATCAAATTCTGGTGGTTCTACAGGATGTTGTTGTTGTTGTACGGCTAGTGCGATAGGTTGAAGTTCTACTGGTCCACCTAGTACTTCTAAAACATCACTGGGGTCTACTAATCTTGCGTCTAGAATAGGTTGTTCCAACCCAGCATCACATCTTTCAAAAAATGTTTGTATTTCGCCTCTAGCAAGTTGAGCTGGATCATTATTATCTCCGAGCTCGTAAATACAATCTGTATGTGGGTTATAACTAAGTGCGTCTAATCTAGCCCATGTTTTATTACCTTCTCCAATTGCTTCTTCATTTCTGCCTTGTCTACGATATTTTTCTTTTAAATAATTCCATTTCTTCCAAGTAATTCGTGTTAAGTCAGCAAAATCTGGATTAGGTACCATTGGTTCTCTTTGAAATTGTGGTTGTCGAGTATTAAAATGTTGACCATGACGTCCATCTGGATCTATTGCAGTGAAATTTACATTTTTACATTGTATTCCCCAAACTGAACCATATGGTTGGGGAATTTCGCTTAGGAAATGTGCTCCATCATGATCGACGCGAAGTCTTTGTGAACATATATAACACCAATATGTACGACATTGGTTGCATGTCATACTTGAACATCCTTCTTCATTTCTACTAAAAATATTACATCCAGGACATTTTTTTATTGATACTTTGTTTGCTTCTTCATCTGAATATCTAGCTGATATTTCTGTTTGTTTTATTTCTTTAAATTTTTCCATTGATACTCTAACCATTCCGACTTGTCTTCGTAATAATATTCCTTCATTTTGAATAAATGTACATGTATCGTTACTTTGTAAAAATCTTTGAAATTGATCCTTTTTTAAAATATATGGTTGTCTATATTGTTCTCTAAAATCACATCCATTGAAATTTCTATTACATGTTGAACAATGCAAATATAATAATTCTATTGATTTTTTTTTGAAAACTCTAAATAATCTACCAGTTTTTTCAGGAGGACATATTTCACATCCAATTACCTTAATTTCTTCCATTGACCTCGTTTGTATATCAGCATCTGCTACTCCATCATTTCTAAGTTTATCAATAACTTCTTTAATTACAGTATGTGTTTCTTTTGCTTGTTTTAATTTAACAAATCCTAAAGAATGAATATCATATTTTACACTATTTATTTCTTTAAGCTCAATAGGGGATAAGTTGGATACTAATTCCTCAACTAAATTAAAATTTGTATCTCCTATTTTTATGTTATCTATAATAGCTCCAAAATATAACGGCCATACACCTTCATCAATATGTGTAAGACCTTCAAAACAACAATTTGCACATGTTAATTTACTACCATACGTCTGGGTATCAATTTCTTCGCCAAATTGTGTATTAAAAGTATAGCGTGGCTCTATTGCTTTTTCTGCACTTAATGATTGAATTAATTGTTTACATGGGAAAATATTTAATTTACTATAATATAATAGTTGTTGTCTGATTTCATCTCTTAATTCTGGTGTATCAACCCCACCAGCAGCTATTCTTTCTTGTACTACAGTATCTATTTCTGTCTCATCAAATTTTTCGTGAATATAGTTATTTTCAGTATTAAAACAAAATTTTTTATCACATATTGGACAATTTATTGTCTTATATGTTCTTTTTTCAATTTGTTGAATTGCTGGCGCTGGATTTAATCCTGGTAATCTCATTAAAAATATAGCTTTTTTATGTTGAGTAATATCAGTAGAATTAACGATTCGAGTAAGATTTTGTTTAATAGATTGTCGTTGGGTATTATTCAATAGATTTAATGTGGCTTTACCCTCTTCTGTAAACTCAATATTCTCTCCAACAACACTTAAAAATCCTTGTAGTTGTTCATCTGTAAACTTTGGATTTTCTAATACTACATCTTCTATAACAATAACTTCTTTATCAAAAGCATTTTCTCCATTTGAAATATACCCTTGATCTTTTTGAAAACGAATGATTTCACTTTTTAATTTATCATATTTAATAGGAGTGATTTTCGTTGAGTTTAAATAGTTTCTAGCCGAATATTCCGCAAATTGCTGTCTAACAATTTGGGAAAAAGTATCAGCTACTATAAAATTAAATTGCTCGAGATAATTAACAAAAGAATCTACATTAATATTTGCTATTAAACGTGGGTAACGTATATCTCTTTGTAATACTCTTCGTACTAAATATCTAGAATTCGTTATAACTCTTCTAATACCAATAGAATATATCACTAGTGTTATAGCAAATATCATTAGTAAACTGATTGGTGATCCTAAACAAATATTTATTGCTTCAATTGAAGAAAATATTGTAATAAATGTTGAACTGTCACTTATTAATTCCCTTCCACCACTCGCATATTGCAAGTTTATTTGATTACGTAGGTAGTCGGGTATCTCCGGTCCTGCTCCTCCCTTTTTTACATCTTTTTGTCCTTTTATTTCACTATTAAAATTTATTGTCTTTGAAAAAAATGATTCGTATGAATTAGAATTTAATAATTCAAATAAATTTAATATAAAAATACTATCCATAATTTGTTTTTCATCATTTACATCCAGTAAAGAAGAATAAGCTTTATACAACTTATCCTTATTAACTTTTTCATGATTATATTGACTACTTTTTAATAAATTACTAAATACTTGTCCTTTTGAAATTAAATCAAATAGGTTTCCAAATTCTGATTCATTTATTTTTACAAGATTTAAATCAATTTGACCAATTAGCACTGGGGTTACATATAATTTATTATTCTTATCAATATAACTTAAATGATTTGGATACATTGACTGTAATTTTCCAAGTGGTTCTCTTTCAATATTTAAGGATTTTTCAAAAATTAATGGTTTTGTTTTATTAAATGTAGATTGGATAGTGGGACCATCTTTTTTAGAAGTATATGGAATAGTTATACCATCTTTTTTAGAAAAAGCAAATATAGATTCTTCTTTTATAAAAGTATCTGATGCTTCTTTTATAAGAGCTTGATTTATAAAAGTATCTTTTTTTCCACCCTTCATATAAATATATATATAAAATACATATTTATTAACACTTTATTGAAAAATACCTGATAGTCAATAGTTATATGAAGTAAAATAATTATTATTTTTGATTCGCTTCTAAAACACTCTCATTATATGCTTTCGTCTCCTCATCTGTGGTCGCTGTACGACTCTCAAAATCGACAGTCTCCTTGACACCCACTAGATTACCCTGTTCATCCATCGTCTGTGTTAGCTTGTTTCCCGATTTCTGTGCATTCTTAATATTCTCCTCGATCGCCTTCTTTTTAGAATCCTTTACTCTTTTCTCAAACTCTTCCTTTGCTTTCGCCTCATTCTGTACCTTCTCTTTATGTAGCTGATTAAGCTCCTCCTCCATAAACTCGATACGCCCCGTCTTATAAGCATCTGGGTCCCAAGGAATCCAAATCCCAACTGGCCCAACAAAAATATCATGGCTAGAATCTAAATCGCGCAGCTTCTTACAGCGAAGTTCTGCTTCTTCTTGTGAATTATATACACCACGCACTTTTAATCCACGAACAGATGTCTGAAATTGATTCGCCTTTTGAAACCGTTCGGTTAATACATCTTCGTTCTTATCTAAAAATGTCTTATAATCATCCTCTACAGACGACGCTTCCTTTAGCTTAATACCTTCCTCTTGGATAAATTCTGTATAATCGTTTATGAGAGATTCGGATTTTAAATTATATTTAAACGAAATGAATTGAATAAAATCGTGGAATTTATCCATCGACTTTTTAAAATCCCATTGTTTTAAAAATTGTTCGAATAAATATAATTCGCGCTTTTTTAGGATACTCTCTGGCGATATAAATGAGAGACAAGCGAATTTCTGTCCTGCAATAGTCGGATCTTCATCGCATAAATCAATATAATTTGGATTTGGTTTACCGTTTTCCATATTTTTTCGTTCGAAACCTGACATTGATAATTATATATTTATTTAGGAGAATTGTTTAAGTATTTTTTATTAAAGGTTAATATTTTTTTGTTTTCTATAATATATACAAATGAGTGCTTCATTCGACTTTAGTGAATTAATCAAACGCGCGATTAAATATCTTATCGAAGGTTTTATTGTAGGTGTTGCTGCCTATACCATCCCAAAGAAATCTCTTAATATTGAGGAAGTCCTTATCATTGGTTTAATGGCTGCTGCTACCTTTAGCATCCTTGATGTCTTTATCCCTTCTATGGGACAAAGTGCCCGTTCTGGTGCTGGTGCCGGTCTAGGTATTAACCTCATCGGTGGTCTTAAGGTCATGTAAATTATCACTCTTTCTGAAAGATTTTCTGAAACATATTATCTAATATAGATACTATATTTTTTACAACATATTTATTGTTTTATACAAATTCTAATTCAATATGCCGAATTCAGGGGTAGAAATGAATGGATTTGACCGGGTACTTTGCAGATCTTCGATGCGAAAATGTGTATAATAATTCGTAAATCATTCGCCTTTATGGTAATGATGATTTATAATTAAAAATATTTTATCAATCAAGTCTGGTAAATTATATTGTAATGACTTACACTGTTTTTGAGAGAGACCTTCCCATTCAGCTAGTTTTTCTTTCTTCTCTCTTTCTGATAATTCCGAATCTAAAATATCTTTATAATCAAGTCTAGGAAACCAACCATTGTTTTCATAATTTGGACTATCAGTTCTATCAGTACTATCTATTGTTTCGGTTGGTTCGGTATATTGATATCCTTCCAGACAATTCGTATCTAGCCGTATGGAGAGATGCGCCTGTTTTTTTTTATTTAGTGGATCGTATTTCACAATTGGTAATCGCCTATTATGAATATTCACAGGATACGATATGGCTGTCGATGGATTCTCTATATTTCTTAAATAATAATATAATAATTGTTCGCCAGATTCATCTTCTACTAGAATGCGATTTGTAGTTTCATCATATCGATACATCCATGGGTTTTCATAAATATCAATCTGATATTGTTTAGGAGTTCCATCGATTGGAATATAAATAGGTTCTATAATATAAAATGCGGGTTCGTAAATTATAAAATATTCCGCGGTTCTTACTAATACTACGCAATGACAAAATTCGGGGAATCCAGGTTGTATTAAACTCTGTAATGTAGTCGCGGGAATTAAATATCCTTGAATTCCTTGTGTTTTTAATTCTTTTAATACCTTTTTCGCGAAAAATACACAATTCCCCGAATTCATTTCACTTATATAATCATCTTGTTCTTCGATATTTATATTTGGGATAAAATAATACGGTAGTAAGGAATATGTATTTTGTCCGATAATATCAAATAGTATTTTTTTTGATAGAGTATCCAAATATGGATGAGTCTGTATTTGAAATTCTGTATCGACATATTGTGGATCTTCTCTTATTCCTAAATTTAAATAAGATTCATATACTTTTGGATGAATCTTTTCATTATATTTTTTAGATTGTTTTTTAGATCTTTTATTTATAGTTTTGAGAGATTTCTTTTTTGATATCCTTTTGGATCCCCTTTTGGACCTTTTTTTTGATATTCTTTTGGATATTTTATTATTTAATTTATACATTATTCTTTTATATATAAAAGAATGATACATGTTTTTATTTAGAAATATTTATACAGATACATATTGACGATTTTGCTTACTATATAAATCGGTATTATTATAATGTGGTTGTATTTGAGCTGGGATTTTTTCTTCTACTTTTTGTTTATTTGGTGGTTGTTCTCCTTGTTCTCCTTTTTCTTGATGTTGTGATTGTGTTTTTTCGTCTACTTCTACAACAGGTTGTCCTTGTACAACTTGTTGGCCTTTTTTCATCATATCTATTCCGAATAAAAGTAATAAAAAGAAAAACACGTATGTAAGAATGACTAATAACCATGAAATAGATTCATACCCTTTTTGACAAACCCAATTTATCATAAATGACCATAAGCCAATAAATATAATCCATAATAAAATAAAAATGAATTTAACAAAAAATGTCATATAACTAAAAGTATTAAATGCTGTAAATATTAAAAATAATACAGAAAGTACTAAATAAACTTTCGAAGGCATACATAAGTTTCCAAAACTCGATTTTATAGATGAAAAATTTGGTAGATTCGCCATTATATATATTTCTCTTTATTTTTATTGGTTAAATTTGTTGGGTTTTTGAGAGATTTTTCTGTTTCTCTTAAATATCTAATAATCATTTCATTTACTCTATGGTTTATACTGTCGGGAAGAACTCCCAATCTAACTCCATACATACCTTCTTCCATATCATATCCTGTTCTAACTGTTTCTCTCGATCTTTCATCATTGGTATATAGGGTAAGTACTGTGTTTGGTCTAAAAGAACACATAGCTGATAGAGAGTATATGTATAATTGAAGAAATTCGTACGATTCGGAGGGCAATGTACTGCCCATGGTTGCTGTATCTCTATAAAAAGAACACAAAGAGTCTCGTGTAGTTCCTCATTCATAATCGGTGGTTTTATCCCAAAGAGAGAATTAATATATTGGATATGTTCGAAATACCGATTCATACTTAACTTTTTCAAAATCTCTCGCATTTTATCATAGTTTAATTCCGAATAATCTTTAATTCTCTCTTTTTTAATCCTCGATTTTATCTGTTCAATAACTTCATCGGGAATCTGTGTCGTCTCTTTTGCCTGGAATTGGGAGAGAATTTCCTTGAAATGGTTCAGTCGAATATAAGCGGTATAAGAAACTTCATTCGGCGGCTCTTTATTCGTAGGTTTCGATGAATCTACAATATAGGTGATAAATTTACCACAAGCTGTATTATTACATATTAGAATACCTTCTTCATCCTGAGGAATCATCTCTCCCTTTTCACATGTTATACAAATATCCGAGGAAATATAATAATCCTGTAAATTCGTAATCTCATTATTGACATTTTTCCAATAGTTTTGATAGAGGCTACGAGAGGCCATATACTGTTGTGTTGTTTTGGAAGAATCGGTGGATTTTATTTTAAAAAAATGGTTTAATACATTTGTATTTTGCTTATTATTACCGCTGGAAATATCTTTTTTTTGTTCGAAATACTCGAATATATATTTGGAATTATCTAACAGATAATTTTTCTTTTGGTTTTTAATTGTTTTTATTTCTTGCCTTTTTTTTCGAATCGTATCTTTAATTTCCATAAATTCATCAATTTGATTTGGTTTTAGTGTCTTTACTTTTAACTTAAGATTATCAATTTCAATTTCGAGTTTAGGAAGCAATTCAGTTTCATTCATAT